CCTGTCGATTGCATGGAAAACCAGGGAAACAATGAAGCGGCCATCCCGGAGTGCTTCAAACACAAACAAGGCTGGCAGGAAATCTGCAAGCAGTGTCCATTTAGGGACTACTGATTTACACGCGGCACAAAGGCCCGGAGCTATAAAGCTCCGGGCCTTGTTTGTTATTTTCGGTTGCTATAGGCCAGCTTGGCCAGCTTGTCCAGTTCGGCATGCAGTGCCGGGTCAAGCGCAGCTACCCATCGCTTAGGAATGGCTTTGAAGCCGTACTTTGCGCCTGCTAGACCGCCAGCAATGGCCCCCACGGTATCAGCGTCGCCACCAAAATTTACCGCAGTGACAAGAGTTTGCTCAAAAGTCGGTTCCTGCATCGCCAGGATGACCGCGCGCATCGTATCCACAACATAGCCGGAGGGCGACCAATCGCGGGACACGGGATCCGCAGCTACCGGGCAATCGGATAGCAGCGGTTCAAAGGCCCCACAAGTGTACATCCAGATGATCATAGCATACCACGCACAGATAGCCGCGCTCTGCGGTCCGGAATGGGTCAGGTGAGCTTGCAGTCTCGCTGCATGGACGGCGGATTCACTGTCCGGATACCACAGCCCGGGGTATACGCAGCGCATCAAGGCTCCGTTGCCCTCCTGGTTAGGGCCGAGGGATTCTGCCGCCCGCAGCCATGCCTGAGCGGGCTTTAACCCCTTCGACAAATTGTGGTCTGCACGGAGGATAGCGCTCCGGCAGGTCGCACCCACATCCGGCGGATCGCTGCGCAGCCATCCGATGAAGCGCTCCCCAATCTGATGGGTGAGTTCATCATCGCTTGCGCTGCCATCCTTTGCGGCAGTTTCTGCCGCAGCAATTCCTTCCGCCACGCAAAGGGCCATTGCAGTATCGTCGGTGGTTTCGCCGGGTTTCAAGTTCAGCCAACCACCGCCAACCATGTCACGCAGCCCGTCAGGATAAGCCCTGTGGACAGCCTCGCGGGACATGAACTCCAGAGGCCCACCGAGTGCATCACCAACAGCCACGCCGTACAGTGCGCCCTTGATACGGTCAAAAACTGCCATAGTTACACACCTCCTAGTTACAGCTTATTCCATCTCCGCGCGGCTGTCAAACAGTGCCTTCTCCAGATAGCGCAGGGCAAAGTGAAAATCACGGTAGCCCTGCTTGCAGACCTTCCAGTAGTACGTAGAGGGAAGCCCCAGACGGTGATCGGTGGGCATTGTGTAGATCATGGCGTCGATGTCCCGCAGCACGACTTCCTTCGTGCCGACAGCCATGACCTCCGGGACGTGCAGCGTTTGCTTCTGGTAAAACACCGGGTAGCCCTCATAGTGGTCGAGCGCCAGCTCGTCATCATCCTGGATGGCGAACACCCCGCAGGGAACATTGGCAGCTTCGTCCGGCTCGACCGTCAGGTAGCTGCCGGTTTTCGAGCCGCGAAACACCAGCCGCATATCAGACAGGGACGTGTGCCCGATGACGCGGGCGTGCGGGCAACGGTGGAACATCTGGGTAAGGTTCAGATTAGAACCATAAGCAAGATAGTATTTCATTTTCAGCATCCTCCTTTTGAGGTCTTTTCATGGACAGACAGCAGCTTCATGGCACAGTGGTTTTTATCCACATACTCCTGAGCTAGGGTCTGGGCCTCGCGCACCGAGGATGCCCAGAAGTCACGGCGGACCTTGCGGCCACCACCTGGGAGCTGCTTATCCGCCTGGAAATAGATAGCGCGGTAGCACCGGTCACGAGAGACGACGCCTTCCTCGTCAACATGAAAAACAACTAACATTTCAAAACCATCCTTTCATTGCAGCCTGCCATCATCAGCGCCGGGCGGCTGGCCCCGACGGACGCCCAGATGGGCGTTTCGGCTCAATCAATGGCCGGGAGGGTTTCGCCTCCCTGCCACATTTGGGTGTAGGTTCCGTCCAGATTAAATCTGACCTGCACCCCTTTACGCACATTCACCACGAACACCGGTTTCTGGAGAGTAGAAAGCAGATAGCGGGCTGCCTTTCTATAATCCCTGGAGTCATCAAAACCACCGAGCAAAACATCATCTACATACATCATATAACGAGCATTCATTTCTATTTACCTCCGTTTGTTTTTCTTGGAACGTGTGTATATTAACTCTGGTGTGCCCATAGTGCAAGGGACTAAGGTGTACAATCTTAGCCCCTTGCTTTTGTTGGGTTTTGTGGGGTTACGCTACCGCTGCCACAGCAGCCTGGCTAGGGCGGCCATTGCGCCATGCGGTATCACCGGGAAGCCGGTTCGTGAACACCCCACGGGCGGTGGCAAATTCATCCCCGATGAAGCCCAGACGCAGCAGCCAGCAGCGCATGGTGTAGCGCTGGTTATCGCTCTGCAAGGGCTGGTACTTGGCCGCGCGAGTATGCAGCGCACGGTAGTTCATCGCCAGGCAAAGCTGCACGTAAGCTTTCAGCTGCCCGGCATGCAGGCCGCCCTTTTTGCCCGCCGGGGCGTCCGGGTTGAAGTTGTCGAACTGGAACAGCCGGAACTCTACCCCCTTGCCCTCAAAGAAGCTGTGCAGGTTCCAAGCCTTATGTTGAGCTCAACATAATGCCGTTTATGCGCAGAAAAAAGTTATGCTGAGAATCTTTTAGAACAGACGTTACTTCGAGACTGTTCACCAGAAATCTCAGCATAATTTTCTACAAGGTCTTTAAAAACGCCTTTAAGTCAGGGTCGTCGTTCCAATCCGGCATGGCAGGCGTATTCATCCTCGTGTCCATTGTTTCTAATGCCTTGCGCCGGGCTTCGGGATTAGCTTTTGCGTAAACCTGTGTTGTCTCAATAGATTCGTGCCCTAAAAAGTCACGAATATAAATGAGATTTTTGCCTGCCTCAACAAGATGCATTGCTTTAGAATGCCGGAGACAATGCGGTGTAATCTGCGGAAAAAATGAATCCACCGCAGTATTTGCTTTGTGGATATATTTTGCTAGCACGTAAGAAACACCGCTGCGAGTCAACTTTTTCCCTTGCGGATTTGTAAACAGCTGGTCATTGCGGCGTTCTGGTATATCAAGATGGTTCTCACAAATGTATTGGCGCAATACCTGTGCACACGGTTTGGTAAGCGGAACATCTCGACTTTTTCGCCCCTTCCCTAATAAA